GCTAAAGCCGTGGACCCTTTATGTTTCATCAGTATCAATGGACGACACTGATGTAACCGTAAGTGTTACAATAAAAAATCCAATGAATAACAATATCGCTCTGCTTTATAACGTCGATGATTTTCCGGGGCTAATCAATGTCTGAAAATGAATTCATAGAGTCAACGATTGGAAAGCCATGGGCTAACCGCACATGCTCATTTGAAGGGTTAGACTGCTGGGGGCTTGTCTGCCTGTATTTTCTTCATGTTAAAGGCATTAACATTCATCATTCAAGCAGCTATGAATCAGGCGTTGATTTCATGACTTGCTTCGAAGATGAGGTATGCTTTTGGAAAAAAGAGGCACGAACTCAAGATGGAGGAATTTTTGTCGCTTACGCCGGCGCAGCTCCTGTGCATGTTGGGTTAATAATAAATAACATTGCATACCACTCACGGGCCTCATCTAGCCACGTCAGATTTGATAAGATACGCACTATTGAGCGCCTGTTCACCAAAGTGGAATATTACACCTATGCCATTAATTGAGATTCAGAGAATCCCTGGACTGCCAAGAGAAAATTTCAGCCCTGAATGCGGAACTGACTTTTTTTTATGGCTAATCAAGCAGAACATCCACTCTGATGTAAAAATCCTGAGAAATGGCTATGAACTTGGCGATGAAGAAGATATTTCATTTATTTTAAATGACAATGACCATATAATCATTTATGACCAGCCTAAAAGTGGTGACCTGGTTAAGACGCTACTTAACCCACTAGAATACTTAAACCCAATAAAGTTAACACAAAAGGTTTTCTCTTCTCTGCGTGGCAAGCAGCCTGGTGTATCCACAGGGCAAACAAAGACATCCCCCAACACAAGCCTGAAGCAGCAGACCAATATTGCGCGCAATGGGGAGGCAAGGCCAGACAACTACGGACAGATAAGATCATTCCCAGACCTTATCCAGGAAAGTCTTGAGGAGTATGTTGGTAACATTAAGTATGTAACAGAATACATGAACTTTGGTATTGGCAAGTACGATGTCAGCTCTGTTCGTTATTCCGAGTCCAATCTTGGCTCCTTGGCTGGCGCCAGCTACTCTATTTTTCAGCCAGGGGAAAATATTGGCAGCGTAACGCAACCCTATCCTTTCGATGACGTTGATGGGCAGGAAATTCCAGGGCCAAACCAGCAGGGTATTGTTGTTGAGTCTGCAACCACTACTTCAGTCACAAATTCATCATATTCTGGAGGCCAGTTACTGGTTAAAATCCTTAAAAACTCAGCTTTTGATTATTTTGTGTCTCTTGCATTTCCACATGACGTAACGTTTACAGTAAATGTTACTTATGCGACACCATCCGGAAATGTGACGTCTAACGTTACGCTGTCCGGAAGCCTGGTATCAGCGACAGAAACAAACAACGGCGGCACTCCTCCGACGCAGTACTGGTACACTTTCATTATTGAAAATATTCAGGGTGCTAATGCAGGCTCCGTTTTCAATGGCACTATTAACCCGGTATATTTCAGCCTTAGCGATAACCAAGCCAGAACAATAGGTCCATTCTTTTCACCTATTCCGTCAAGTGACATATGGATTAATACTCGATCTGGCCTCGCACCTGACAACGCCACAAACTGGACTGTTAAGATTTGGAAGGTTGACGACAATAACCTTATCATCCCAGGTACAACTCAATCATTTGGCTACTTTCAAACCACCCCATATGGTGAAATAACCGACACATTCTACAGAACAGATAAGATAACTCCTGCTGGTGGATATGGTCGATATGCTGTTAGCCTCACAAGGAATAACAACAGCAATGATGGAAGCAAGCTAGAAGTTGAATCAATTTCAGCAATTAATTTTCGCAGCAATGTGGTCTATCCGCTTGAGACAATCATCAGAGTGACTACTCGCGCAACAGAGAATTCATCTGGCAGGGAGCGAAAATACAATGCTCTTATTACCAGACACACAATAACTTACAACCTGTCCACTGGTAATATAGTAAACACAATAGCACCTTCAAGAAGTTTTGCTGACGCTGCACTTCACTCATGGGTTGTCATGGCAGGATTGCCTGCTTCTCAACTTGACCTTAATTCTCTCTATACCATTTCGAATTCACTGGAAGACCCAAGGCTGGGCTACTTCGATTACACATTTGACGATGAGGACGTAAGCATTGGTGAGCGAATGCAGACCATCTGTGATGCGGCGCGTGTTATCTGTTACTGGGATGACGGCGTTTTATCTTTTGTCAGAGATGAGAGAAGAGAACACCCATCCACCGTATTCAACACCAGGAATATGACTTCCGAACAATATTCCATTTCTTATGAAATGACATTGCCAGGAGGGTTTGATTCCGTTGAGGTTCAGTACAGAAACCCAACCACCAATAAACAGGCGTATGTCCGATACCGCATATCTGGGAATACAATCCTGCAAGGACTTGGAACGAAGCCTCGAAAAATATCTATGATGTACGTTAGAAATGTTTATCAGGCCACCGACAGGGCAATCCTTGAATGTAAGCGACTCATCCATCAACGCATAAGCATGAATGTGACTGCAATGTCAGACGCTGAGTGGCTTAATGTAGGAGAAATGGTTCAGGTTGTAGATATGTTTGATACAAACCAGCAGTCAGGTGAGGTCAGAGCAAGGAATGCAGACACTTTCCACACAAGTGAGCAAATACATTTCATCGGGGACATGTTTGTTGTGGTTACAGACAGAATGGGCAATGTAACGCAAAAAGTCAGAGCTTATCCGGTAGATGGAAATAAAAAGGCATTTATGGCCGCTGTTCCTCATGTTGAACTCGCAATATGGGATGGGAAAAACGTTCAGAGCGCATCACGCTACGCCATAGCAACAAGTGAAGAACTTGAAAAAAGTAAATGGATTATAAGCAGCAAAACACCTGGCAGGGATGGAAAGACAGCTATAGCTCTTAGCGAGTACAGCGACGATATGTATAACTACACTAACCCGGCGAGCTAAGTACTCGCCATGATATACTGCACATTAAATTAAACACCAGAGGCTATGACATGGCAACCACACCGACCAATAATCCGATTCCAAGCGAGTCTCCTCGCGACCTGAAATACAATGCTGGTAAGGTCGATGAGTTTGTTTCTTCAAATCAGGAATCTTACACCGACAGGTTCGGCGTTGAGAGATATACAATCTCAGGAATAACCAAATTAGCTTCTGATGCAATTTCTGCTTACGGATATATCACGCTGGATAGCTTTGAAGATGGCGCAACACTCACTTTACCTAACCAGACGCTGCGCTTTGAAGCTACTGGCGAGTATTACCGCTGGGATGGTTCTTTTCCCAAAGTCGTTCCAGCTGGCTCTACGCCATCATCAACTGGTGGAATTGGTGGCGGTGCATGGCTTAGTGTTGGGGATGCCACACTCAGAGGAAGCCTTGCAAGTACTTCACCAGGGCTCGGCGCTTCACTGATTGGCACTGAGTCTGGCAACACTGTCCAGCAAGATATTGATGACCTGGCTGATGCAGTAAATCGAATTGCAACGCCCGAGCAATACTCCTCGCTGGTGTCAGGCGGTGACTGGACGGCTGCTATTAATGCCGCGCTGGCAACGGGCAAAACTGTTCTCTTGTCAGCAACGTATAATGTCAATGGAATCATCAATTCCAAGGGGCAGCAAATTATTGGTGAGGGCATTATCAATACCTCTCGCTATTCATTGGGAAACATTGCAGCAAAAACAATACCTGCTGACAGTGAAAGCATTCGCATGCTTTATGTCGAAAGCGCCTACGATCTTGCTGAGTTGCTCCATATAAAATCGCTAGGCTTTAACATGATCAACCATTACTGCACATTTGCAAATAATGGAACAATTGATGCGGCTGGCACTGCTGAACAGATGCTGGATAATGCATACACAGCTGGCCTGATGGTTAATATTGGTCTGGATAATCCCCGCTCAAACGCAAACCTTGCCGATTTCGTGAATGCCACTAAAGATCACCGAGCAACATGGGGTTACAGTGTTTACGATGAACCAGCTACACATGGTGTCAGTGTCGCCACACAAGATGCAAAAATTGCCACTCTTAGGGGGCTAACAACAAAGAAACTCAGCTTTGTTGATCTGATAGCGGATACCTCTTTCATTTTTAATCAGGTGTTCAGCACAAACTATGATGTTGCTTTTGTTGACTCATACAGTCGGCATTACACATCGGGTACATACACCCAATGGCTTAAGGATGATTTAAATAAATTCCGCTTTGATATGGGCGCGATATCTCAAATGACAGGTTTGCGTGTCATCCCGGTTGTTTCCGCTTTCGTTGAAAATACATCGAATGATTATTACAGTCGCGATATTAATCAGATTGTACCTGCAAGTCGAATTCTCGGTAAAGTAGCAGAAGGTGACTTTGGCGCATTTGTATGGGATGGAGCCAGTGCTAACTTTGACGGGGTAGTAAGAGATAATAGTACACTGAAAGCGCTTTGTAAGGAACTCAGCAGTCAGAGAAAAAGAAAGCCTGTTAAATTTCAGGCTTACCTTTTCGGCGGGACGCCCAGTTCAACCAAATGGGGTATATTAAATCTTATTAAGCCACGCATGTTGCTCGACACATCAACAAGCGACCCCAATGTGCAGGGGTTTTCTTATCCTATTCGCTTGAGAACAGGCGCGTCAGAAACCGACAGAACCACGACAAACTCAGGCTATGACTTCAGTGGCCTTGCTTTCTCTGGTGCTTTTGCTTCATGGAACTCAGGCATCAGGATTGGCAGGCACTTAAGGCTGCACATGGAGTATTTTAACCTTGGGCCTGTACTCAGCGGTACTTTTCAGGTGCGCGCGACAGATGATAACGGCTACACAATTTCAGAGCCTGCTTATGCAAATGGATTAAGCGCGAATGCAGTCTTTTCTGCGGATATCACACCGGGAGACACATCAATAGATCCTGAGTCAACTATCGTATTCAGGATGGATTTCCCCGGAGATTCGACAACTTTAAAAAGAAAGTTCCTCAGAGGTATTATCATCTCATCTGACTGGTAGTTGTTGACTTTATCTACTGCGTAGAGTTAACCTGAAGCCCTCAAACAAGAGGGCTTTTTTATGCGCAAGATTGAAGAAATGAGAGAGAAACACTGGTCAGGAGTCAAGACACTATGGCCTGCAAAGAAAAGCACAGTTGCTGTGCCGTTCTGCTGGGATGGATTTAAAATTAACATAGACCGTCTTAAGGATGC